ATATTATACTTGATGGCTTATCAGATGGGTGTATCTGGAGTTATGAAGTTTAAGAAGATGATTAAAGCTTTAGAGACACAAAATTATTATAAGGCTAGTTTAGAGATGGCTGACAGTAGATGGGCTAAACAAACACCAAAGAGAGCAAGTAGACTTATATCTACTATGCAGAATATAAAGGATTAAAGATGGCATTAGCAAAAACATTATGGACAACAATAATAGATTTAGTTTCTACTGGACAAAATGTATCTGATAAATTAGATACAGCTATGACTAATATTGATGATGCAATAGACCAAATAGATGCAAACAAAACAGCTATAGAGGCTGTTGACTTAAGTGGTATACAAACAAATGCAGATGACATAGCACTTTTGAACTTAACCATGAGTGCTACAGAAGAGCCTACTGGATTTGATAGAAGAGACACCGCTAAGATGGGAATACTTGAATGTTGCCCTAAAGCATCAGAGCAGATAATAGGAAGAATAGATGAGAATGGTGTATTTACTAAACTAACTGGACAAACAACATTTGGTGATGGGGTAACTCCTTTATCAGATAGAACATTTATGATAAGACCTAGTGCAAGTGGTAGCTTTAATGTTTGGATTAATGGAGTAATACACGAATTTACTACATCTCAAATAGTATCAGTACCAACACCAACAGCAGGAGTGTTGGCTTTTTACTTTAATGATAGCGGAGTATTAAGTTGGGCAGCATCGCCAATAGATGGGCTATTTGAGAATTTTGCAGTAGTAGCAGTTGTTACTTGTAACACAATAGAGCAAAAGAGAGTAGTATTTAGAGACGAGAGACACGGAAACAATATGGATGGAGCTACACATAGGTATCTTCATAATGTATTTGGTACTGGGTTTGTAAGTGGTTCAGGAATAGCAGGACTAGCCAATAACGTAAGTACTCACGGAACAATAGAGTCAGGCTTATTCTATGACGAAGATTTGCCTGATACTCCTGCAAGTATGACTACTATGCCTTTTTGGTTTAGAGAAGGTATTGGTGGACAATGGAATGCTTCAATAGTGCAAAACAATCAACTAGGTTACATAGTAGGTGGTGACGTTCAATACAACTTGAATACTGGTGGCACTTGGAGTTTAGAGCCTATTGGTGGAGGCTATATCGTGCAGCATATCATCTATAGCGGTGATGCAGAATTTCCTTACTGTAAAATAGTAGGACAGAACTTATATGGTGATAGAAATGCAGCAAGAGATGAACTAGAAGCAGAGGTAACCCTATTGCAATTAGATGGTTTACCAAGCCCAGAGTTTAAGTTCTTATACTCAATGATTATACACGTAGAAGCAAGCGGACAGATAGAAACCGGTGCTAATGGTGAGATATATATTGACTGGAGAAGTGGTCATCCTACTTCACGATTCTAAGGAGCAATAGATGAGTTATTATGGATACGCAGCTGGAGCCAATGCAATATCATCTGTTATTAGTGGACAGATGGAAACTCAAGCGTTTAAAGCGAACCTCAACGCTGCTACTGATGCTGCTATACAGAATGTAGGTAATGCAGTAACTAGCTTTGAACTAACACAAATGAAGAATAGAGAACAGATTGATAATATCAATGATGTATTAGGTGATAAGTTATCTGAACGTGGATTAGCTGCAATGAAAGAAGCATCACTATTAAAAGCTGCTGCTGCTGAGACTGGAACTAGTGGTGGAACTACTGCTATGTCTGTTAAAGAGGCATTTATTAATGAGAATATGGATAAGGCTAATATAGTATCAACTTCAAGACAGCAAATTAGAGGTATACTAGTGAGTATGGATATAGCTAACTTAGGGATACAGCATACTATAGACTCTACTCTACTTGGTGGAGGAGTTAATGTTGGTACAAATTCATTGTTATCTGGATTATCAGGTGGATTAAATGTAGGTATGAATACATTAAATATGTTACCTATGTCTGAGAAAGTTAAAGCATTTGGAATAGGGGAAGAATAATGGCAACTTTAAGTGAATTAGCTAAGACACAACAAACTACTACAGTTGGTAGTGCACAAGGTGGAGCAGTAAGTAGTGCTGGTGGTACTAGTATACAAGCTACTAAACAAGTAGATAACTCTTCTGGACTTGCTAAGGATATTGGTAAGATGTTTGGTGGACTATTAAAAGAACATCAAGATGCTTCTGAGTATGCTGGTAAACGTGTAGGTACAGACAACTTAGTAGAGTATAAGAAACAGATGAGTGGAATTGCATCTATGTATGCTGATAAGGCTGACTTAACATCTTCTGATATGGTTGAGAAGAATAGATTAGAGCAAGGTACTTATGAGCAGTTTATGCAAAAAGGTCACTTTGGGAATAATGAGCTAGCTAACCAAGCATTTAAAGATACATATGCATCTCCAGCTTATGATAATCTGAAAGCTAATGAGACACAGAATAATGAAAATAGAGTTAAATTGTTTCGAGGTGAAACTAAAAGAGATGTATCCTTTGCGATTAAATTTTTAGGAACTGATGCTAATAAAGAGATATTAGATGCGTTTAGGACTCAGTACAAAGAGGCTGGATTAGACTCGCATGAAATAGCTAGTCTTCATATAACATCACTTAATGGCTCAGTAGAAGAAACAATGGCTTCTAATCCTAGTGTATACCATAATGATGCTGGAGTTGTAAATCAAGATAAAGTAGATGAACTGTACAAAGATGTATATTCCCAATATATAAACACTGAAAATGAAGAACACAGAGTAAGCATTAATGATAATATAAATAAAGCAAATAAATTTATTCAAACATCTGCTTCCAAAGCTAATACTGAGTATGTTAATCGTGCCGTACAGAGAGCATATAGTTTGACATGGGATGGAGACAAGCACGTTGATGAGGCTACTGGAGTAGAATTTAAATTTTCAGCTACATATAAAGAGTTTGGAGACCAAATAGCAGTAGACTTTCCATTACTTAATAATTCTGACAGAGAAAAGATACTTAATATATATAAGACTAGAAAAGCTGGTAAAGACAAGAGTTCTGGTGAGTTTATAAAAGAACTTAAATATCAAATAAACAAGAAAGTTGTAGATGTGTCAAAAGGAAACAAGTTTGTTTCTCCAGATGTTTTGACTATTATAGGTAAAGACATTAAGTATGTTAATGAAAGTGGGTTATTTGAAACTACTCAAGTAGGAGATATTAGCAGACTAGAAAGAGACTATAATCATCTAATACAAGGAAATGCATTAATTAGGAATGATATTCTTGCAGTATTATCTGGAACAAAAGACTCTGAGTCTGCTGAACTTATATTAAATAATGGATTTATGTTAAAAGATAGGCTTGTGTCACCTGAGCAAGTCAGAGGGATGTGGGAGTATACAATATCAAATATGACTAAAGGACTAGATAATATTGATATGTCAAGCAAGGATGGTAATGCTCAGTTCCAATCTGGACTACAGCAAGTAGCTAAAGCACAATATGTAGTTGATGGAAAAAGTCCAGATATGTTTAAAAAGTTTGATGGAATCTTAAAAGACAAGACAGCTCTTTTATCACTAGATTATAATGGTATTGCTCAATTTGCATCATATATGGACTGGCAACAAAGTCAGAACTCAAAAGAATATGAACCATATAAAGCTAACATAAAACAAGTATTTGATTTTATTGGTATACAGTCTAAAGATGAAAAGACAGACCAAGCTACTAAAGAAATGCAACTAAGAACATTTACCAGAAGCTCCCTACAATGGCAGACTACCCCTAGAAATGCTATGACAATGTGGAATACTGCTTTAGAGAAGATGGAGACTGGAGATGATTATATAGGAACTATCTTTGACACAACTGGAGCAAATAATCTTGGAAATGTATTACAGAGCTTATATTATGGCAACTATTCAGAGGAAGAACTGGATGAATATGTTGGTAGTCACGAGTTCTATGATGTTAAAGCGAAGTATATGATACAAGGAGATAGACAAAGAGTAGTAATCCCTAAAAGTCTTGGTACTCATGGTAAAACAAAGATGGATTGGATGATAGACCAATATACTAAGCCTGAAGATGGTGTGAGTAAAAATAATATTCGTCTTGTTGCCTTTAAAGATGGAAATACTCTTGGATATAGAGTGATGTATAAACGAGTAGATGGAGACACATTGATTGGAAATATAACTAAAAGTTCTTATAATAAAATGAAATCATCAAAGGCTAAATAATGGAAGCAGAGAACAGAGACTTTACAGAGCTTGAACAAAAGTTTGCTGGAAATGAAACATTAGGTGGCGGAATAATTGGTTCATCTAAGATGGCTGAAAAAGACTTAGAGAATCAAAGACTCATACAAGAGAAACTTACAAAAGCTAATGAAGATTTTAGTGACAATACTGAGACTATGGATAAGAAAACTTTCCAAAATAGTTATCAAAGAGGCAAGTCTGTAGAAGTTGTTGCCAAACAATCTAATTGGCTTTTTAATTGGCTAGACAAAGAAGAGACAAGTGCTAGATTTGCTAAAGCTGATGAAACTGGAGAAGAGGTTGATGTAAAAGGTACTTTGGCGGCTAGCATATTAAATAATAATCAGCTTCCAGAAGACTATATGCCACTACTTACTGGCAGTAAAACTTCTGATGGTTTAGATGCTAGAATAGAGTGGGCTAAAGCAGATTCAGAAGCTAAGGGATATATAGCCTCATCACTGTCTGGCAAAGAACAGACCTTAACTGCTGTGATGTCATCATTAGCCACTCCTGATGTTGTGCTTGGTGTAGGTGTTCCATTGTTATTATATAAGGGTGCTAAGATTGCTGGAGCTGTTGCTACTGGTAGCAGAGCCGCTGAATTGGTTGGCTCAACTAGATTTATTGCTACTACAGAATTTGGTGTTGAGACTGCGGTAAACTTTTGGCATGCTAATGTAGATGAAAATTATAAAAAGATGGATGCTGCTACAGATACTCTTATTTATGGTGCAATAGGAACTGCTTTTACAAGAATGGTTACACCTAGAAATATGCAAGAGATAGCTGGGAATGCTAGAGCTACAACAGACTTATCCCTTCCCAAGCCTCCTGATACATTACTACTTCCTCCAGTTAAAAAAACTACTCCAGTTGTTCCTACAAGACAGCAAGAGATTATTAAGACAGATGTACATGGTGGAAGTCTTAAAGCTATTGATGAGATAGAAGTTAAAAAAGCAGAAGCTAAGGTGGTTAAAGAAACCACTGCTGAAGGTTTTAAAGCTAAGCTTAATGCAATAAAAGACAAGCTATTGAAAGAACATGAGAATCTAACTAAAAAGGTTGGAGCTAGCAGACATCAGATTAAGTACCGCAAACAGAAGGTATTTAAATTAAGAAGAGAATTAGATGAAGTAAATGCTGAAATTAAAGCTCTTGATGACAGTAGCGGAAAAGCTATTAAAGGGCTAGAGGATAAGATTAAAGAGATACAAAAAGGCATTGACGAGTCTCCACTACAAAAAGAAATGGATGAGAAGTTTAATTTTTATATGGCTGAACCTAAGCAAATGATTGAAGATATTAAGGCATTTATAAAGACTAATCCTGATGAAGAATACATTAAAACTCTTACAAAGAATAATGACTTATTGCGAGAGAAGTTTCCTAAAGAAGTAAAAGAAATAGAAGACCTAATTAGTGGCAAAACAACTGATGTAATGAAGACAGAGTGGTATAGAAAGCTAAGCCCACACAACAAGAAGCTACTAGTTGGTGCTGGAATACTTGGTGCTACTGGTGCTCAAGCTGGCGATGGCAGTGATAGTGTAGCTGGTGAGGTTCTGCTTGCAACATTATTAGTAGCATTTGGTTTTGCTAACAGACAAGCCTTACACGCTTTATTTTCATCAGCAAGTGGAGTTGGTGGAAAGGTTGAGGCTTTAAAAAACACATGGACTAAGGCAACAACTGGAATTGTAAACGAAGAAGGAATGAATGGTGCTAGTAAGTTTAGAAAAGGCAGTGCGGCTATAGTAGAGAAGGCTTATAGTCAATTATTTTCAACATCTGCTCCTTTTGTAAAGGCTGGTGGAAAGGCTAGTGAGTTCATACAGAAGATGCTATACAATAAAGACTTTGGTGGTGGTGCAATGACAATGAAGAACGAGTGGTTTAAAAGTGCTATAGCTGATTATAATGTATCTGAGACTAAGAACTTTAGATTATGGCTAGAGGAGCAATCTATAGCTGAAGGAAAGATACTAAACAATACTAATGACATGGAAAGATTTAGAGAATTAGTATTAGACGTAAAAGAAGGAATAGTAAAGTCTGATAGTAAAGCGGTAAATGAAGTAGCTGATTTAATGAATGACAAGTTTAAAGATATGCTTTTATCTAATAAGGAATATAAAACATTTGGGTATGATAAGGTTACATTTAGTCCTACTTATGTTCCTAGATTATGGAGAACAGCACTGATACAAGATGCACTAAAAGTGTTAACTGACTCACAAGTTACTGCTTTTACTGGAGCATTAGCTAAATCAATCAAGGGAAAGAATTCTCAGAAGACAGCTGAAAAGTTAGTTGAAGGCTGGAGAAATGCTGGAGCTGATGCTGGAAAGAATGCGAAAGCTGAGATAATTGCAATGCTTTCTGATAAGAACCTATTTAAAGAGGGTGAAGATATAGACGATATACTTGATGCTATAACTGGTTCTACAGACAAAGCTTCAAGAGCTAAACACAGAATAGACATTGATATGAAGGTGTTAAAAGCACAAGTTGATGGTCTTGGAATTGATGGTCTTAAATTTAATACTATCTTAGATAGAAGTTCTGCATCTGTAATAGACAAACTTGGGAATCAAATGTACTCTACTGCTGCATTATCAAGAGAAGGCATAACTTCTAGTGTGAAATTGAATAAGCTTGTGGCTGATGTAGCAGAACAAGATAGAGGACTAGGAAGACAAGCGGCTCAAATAAAAGCACTAGTTATGGGTGAGTCTATGCCAGTAGATAATGAGTTTTTACATACGCTATCTAATGCAATGAAAGATATAACACTTGGTGGCAAGCTACCATTAGTTGCCCTTTCCACACCAACAGAGATAATCCAGACAGTATTCTCTAATGGCTTCTTTACTGGAATATCAAATATAGGAAAAGCTGTTAGTGCAAAGTATGGCAAGAGTAGTGAGATGCTAAATCAATTAGCAAAAATAGGGTCACTTGGTAGAAGCACAGATATGATGAACTTGAAGTATGCTCACAGAGGTTTTTCAAATGAATTTATAGAGAGTGGAGAGACAGCATTTTCGCAGTTTAGAGAAGGAACAATGAGGTTCAGAGACCTTGTGATATATTTCTCAGGATTATCTGGAATTACTGACATACTTCAGATTGCTAATAAATTTGCACATACTGAACAACTTGGTAGAATTGCCAATGGAATGGAACATGGGATACCTTTAGAGAGATTTACTGAATTTGGTATAACTACTGAAAGAATGGAAGCATTGAAGCCATATATGATATTTGATAGCAATGGGGTATTGCAGAAGGTTAATTTAGATGCTATGCCTAGAAGAGTAAAAGATGACTACCAAGAGATGACGTTTAATATGAATCAAGCAATTACTCCAGAAACAACTGTAGGTGAGACTCCTTTGTTTGCTAGGACTAGTTCACTTGGTAGAATCATTACAACATTGGTATCTTATCCAATGCAACAATTCAATCTACATGGTATTCAAGGAATTAAAAGAGCTGATAAATATAGTTCAATTCAGTTTATGGGTGGCATAGGAGGAACATACTTGGGATTATCTGCTCGTAATGAGCTTATGGATAAAGGCATGGACAATGACATGCTGCTAATGTATTCTGCTATGAATGCTCCTCAAGGATTAGGAATAGCTGCAATTAAGTCTTTCTTTGCTCCAGCAGTAGTTAATCATAATAAACAACTAATGCAACTTGGAGGCTTCTAGTGAATAGCAAACAAGATGATTTAGATAAACTAGATGCATTGATTAGAACTAAAATGATAGAGTGTCTTGAGAATGATACTCCAGAGATACTGCCAGCTTATAATACTGTAGTATCTTATCTGTCTAAGAACAATGTAATAGCTGATAAGCCTAAGTCTACATTAGAAGAAGAGTCTAAGAATAGATTAGAGGCTGCTAAGAAGAGGCGTAAAAGTGAGTAGCTATAGCTTTAAGTATTATAAGATTAGATGTAGTAAGACAGCTTGGGGACTAGTTAATGAGGATGATAAGTACTATGACCATGAAGACTTAGAAGATAGCTTCTTATGTTTCTATGTATATACATTCTCTCACTTAGGTCTGCCAGCTCCTACTAGGGCACAGTTAGAAATGGCTAGATTTATCTCTGATACAAGTAATCCACATAGAATGATGATGGCTATGAGAGGGTTAGCTAAGTCACTTACTTCACAGATATATGTAGTATGGAGACTATTGAATGACCCTAATGAAAAGATACTTATTATGTCAGCTGGTTCTGATAGAGCTAAATCATATACTCAGTTTGTTAAGAAGCTAATAGGAACATTACCAATAACTAAACCAATGATGCCTAGACATAATGTAGAGAGAACTTCAGCACAGATGTTTGATGTTGCGGGTTCTGGAGCTTCAGATAGTGCATCTATATATGCTGTTGGTGCTGGTAATCAACTTGCTGGATTTAGAGCATCCTTAGTTATATATGATGATGTTGAAACTGCACAGTCAGTAGAATCTGTTGTTACTATGGAAAAGAATGATACTTACTGTATGGAAGCACAGAACTTACTTATGTCTGGTAAAGATGAGTCTATAACTTTATGTACACCACACTCTATGTCTTCTATGTATGTAGGCTGGATTGATAAGGGAGTAGTGCCATTTATAATCCCAGCAGAAGTACCTGAAGACGATAGTCCATACTTTGGAGGATTAGCACCTTATATTGTAGATATGATTGCTGAGGGTCTTATAGGGCTAGCAGTTGATGAAAGACTTAACAAAGAATTTCTAATGTCTAAAAAGCTTAGAATTGGTAAGTCTAAATATAAACTACAATATGGATTAGATGTTACAGATGCAGATGATTTACGTTACCCATTGAAGCTATCTGACTTTATAGTTATGGATGTAGATGATGAGGTTGCACCATTAAAGATTAGTCATAGTAGTATGCCAGATAATAACTTATATATAAAGCATAATGGGTTTAAAGCAGACAAGATGTATTCACCATCATATGTATCAGATGAAGTAGCAAGTTATGAAATGAAACTACTATCACTTGACCCATCAGGTAAAGGTAAAGATGAAATAGGTATATCATTAATCTATTCACTTAATACTAGATTGTTTATCAAGAAGATAACTGGCTTACAAGGTGGTTATGAAGATGATAATATGATTAACATTGCTAACCTATGTAAGATACATGGTATAGATACATTACTTATAGAAGAGAACTGGGGTGGTGGTATGTTTACAAAGATGCTAGAACCACACCTTAGAATGATTAGCCCAAAGACTGAGATTGATGAAGTGAATGTATCAGGTCAGAAAGAAGTTAGAATAATTGAAAACTTAGAGCCACTTCTAAATCAACATAGACTTGTAATTGATAAGGATACATTAGATAAGGATAAGCAAGCTCCTATAATTAATAGCTTTACATATCAGGTAAGTAAGATTACTAAAGAACGTAATAGTCTTAGAGCTGATGATAGATTAGATAGTCTTGGAAATGGTATAATTTATATGATTGATAAGATGAGTGATAATGAGGAGTTTGGTATGGAGTTATATAAGGAGCAAGAAGCAGAAGACAATTTAGCCTTTACCCTTGCTACGTTTGGACAACACTCAAGTGAGTATGTAAACTATGGAGATAGGTTTTAGTATTTTCTTGTTATCTTATATATTTTGTTATATAAGTGGTGATATGGAGATGTTTTGTAGCTAGATACCATGTCAAGTATCTCTTTCTTCATGAGGGTGAGATTATCTTCTGCTTTAGCTCTCTTTAATACTGCATTGTCAATCTTTGTCTGATAACTATTCTCCATAGCAACCTTCATTATAGATATTGAATCATGCAACTTAACATCGTTGACTCTAACATATTCTTGTGCTTCTTTTTTATTCATTATTTCCCCTTAACTTTTAAGTTTTACTTCAGTTATAAGATTATCATGTATGACTTTATCTATCTTCTCAATAGTACTTTGGTTTAAATATTCTATGTGAGAGTATAATGGTGTAGATACATATCCATCTACAAACTGGATACTTTTTGAAAACGCAGAAAGTCCTTCTTTTCTTAGCTTTAGAAGTAGCTCAATCTTCTCAAGTTTTAGTTCCACTGTATCCATTACTTCTCCTTTGCTGTTAAGTCTAATTTCATTTCATCCATAATACTGCGTATCTCTGAAACTGGCAACTGACTCTTAGCTGCTATATAACCTTCTAATCCTAACAGTGCTGTAAACATTTGACTGTCATTTATAGTCTTAATGTCAAACTCAGCCTGACCTTTTTTATTAAACTTAATTGTAATTTTATTCATTTTATTCCTTAAAAAGATGTGGGGAGAAACCAACTACTGAATATCCCCACTGAGCGAAAAGAACATAAGAGAATGCTCTAATCTAGTATTTATTGTTGTTAGCCTAAGCACCTATCTATTTAATACCACTGCTTCCTAGTCCACTACCTCTATTGGTAGCTTGTAACTCATCTACTAACTCTATAGTAATCTGAGGATGTTCTACTAAGCCATCTGACATACTCTATCACCAATCTTAATAGGTTCAGGCATATTAGATAAAGTAATTCCTTGACGTATAAGCTTACATTGAACCTCTTGTCTGAACCCACAATCTATAATACCAACTGAGTTAGCAAGTGTTATGTT